AGGTAAATTATCGCCCTCCGCAATTATGTCAACGGGCATTGACTCTCCGCACATTTTGACTTCCATATCTTTGAAAACTGTCGTCATGTCATTCGTGTAATCTACATTCTTTGTATTCAATCCAAATGAGTTGTGTGCGCTGCCTCCTATTTCAATCCCTTTTAATCCGTCCAAATATTTATGAGCGAGTGCTGATTCCTTAAATTTCATGATCTATTAAGATTACGTTGTTTAGTATTTCTAAGCCTAATCTCTGACAGGCATTTATTACCTTATTGTTGACGAAATTATAGGTAGGCAGGTAATATTTGGCGTTTAAAATCTTTTGAGCCTCGGTTAAATCTTTAATAATCTCTTCCTCGGTTTTGTCGTCAAAATGTTCGTGGCTATGGGAATGATTACAGATGATATGATATTTACTTAATTCTTCCACCTCTTTCCAATTCATATACCCTGTCTTGCCGATAAAACTGGTCGTTATCCCCAAATAAACTGGCTTCTTTGCCATCCTGCAGGCGATAATCTGGCTTCTATGCCCGTCATCCATTCGTATTCCATATGCTGTTTCTAAATCTTTTTTAAACTGCTCGTATGTCCTTGACCATTTATATTTTGACGGCTTAAACCCAAATTTATGATATTCTCTTAGTGGTTTTGTAGTATTCGGGGTAATCTCCATAACCTTTTTCATCCAATAATTTTATTTCTACTCCCTCATAAAAGGCTTTTTTGACTTCTGGGTGCGCTAGTTGCCAGTCGTACCAGCCTCCGAGTATCCAATCCGTCTTCGGCAAGGGTTCTTTGATGATGTTACGTCTGAAAACTATTCCCGAACCTCCGACAAAGTTGTGCAGATACAATCCCTGTGCGATCTCCGGCATATCTTCCGTAAATCCTTCCCATCCTCTCTTATTCGTAGCCTCAATTATGTGATGTTTCGCCTGGATGATGTCTAATCCGTGTTTTTCAGCCTGCTCTATCAGTTTGTTCGCCCAATCTATTGGGACAATCGTATCGTTGTCTACCTTTCCGACCCATTCATCATCTTTCGTAAGTTCTAAAAATTGATTCATCGCCCCGCTTACACCTATGTTTTTCTCATTAAAAATGACCTCTAAATTTGACCTGTGAAGCGTTTTAAGCCATTCTGCTGTTCCATCCGTAGAAGCGTTGTCTATGACCACTACAGCGCAATTTCTAGCGTCAAGGAGGGCTTGGAGAGCTTGTTTGGAATAATCTAGGCGGTTATGGGTGATGAAAAGGACGGGAATCATATTTTTTCAAAAAAATCATGTATCGTCTTCGCTCCGTTCTCAATGTTGTATTTGTTCATCACTTCATACCGGGCGTTGACCACTATTTCTCTTCTCAACCTTTCGTCGGTTATCAGTTTTCTGAGAGCGTTTTTCCATTGTCTTTTGCTTCCACAGATAAAACCTGTAATTCCATTCTTGATTGAATGCTCGTAAGGATAAACTTTGCTGCCTATAAAGGCCGCGCCTGCCATTGTAGCCTCCAACCATTTAATATTGGATTTACAGTCATTAAAAATGCTTTTTGTCAGTGGCCCGATGGATATATCCCAGTTTAATTCTTCCAATCTCTTAGGATAATCCACGAAAGCACAACCTTTAGGGGCTTCGTAATCAAATCCGAATATGTGTTTCTCTCCTCCGAGCATCTCAAATTCGGCTTCATCTTTGAATTCTTCCATTATGTCGCATAGGGCTTCATTGATAACCGGCAAGTCTGGCACATGCGTTTGAGAAAACACCCAACCAATCTTTACTTTCTTATTCTTTGGTCTTTTCCTGCCTGGGTTCCAGTCTTTCGGGTCAATCATGTTCGGAATAACGACTGTATGCTCGTTAAAACGCTTAAGATAGGCTTCTAGTGGTGCGGTAGAACATATAACCCAGTCAGCGGTAGCCAATAATTGCGCTTGTTTTTCGTATCTTGGTCGTTGCCAGTAAAACATAGCCAGGTTTCCCCACGGAAGTTCAAAAACATTGTCGTCCTGATCGCATACCAGTGTTACTTTCTTCCCTTGTTCAGCCAGGTACTGTTTTGCGCTGCAGATAACATTCAGCAGATTGTTATTGGGAATGTACTTTAAAAACCAAATGTCACCTTCTTTCCAAAGCATTTCTGCTATTTCAAAGAGCTTGCGTCTCTTTTTAGCGATAGAATCCCTGAAGGTTACTTTGTGTCCTGAATGTTCAAGCGGTCTGAAATTGCGGTAGATTTCTACGGCGTTTCTCTTGGTGTAAATCGAGACTATTTTACGCATTTGATTCTTTTTAAATATCGGCTTAATTTGTTTTCAACTCGTAAAACTTCTTCCGCGTCTGGCTCGGGTAAAACCGCACCAGTAGCCATTACCCCAAAATCAACATCTCTATCCGTAAACCAACAACATAAATGATGCAATACTCTCAACTCTCTTATGGTAAAGAACTTTCTTATTTCTTTTTTAAACCTCTTATCTCTTGTGATTTTTCGCATAATTGCTATGAAACCTGATTGGGTATGGCGGTTTCATGTGCCTACCCAATCGGAACAATTAATCTTCCAATTAATGTATTTAGATTATTCAGTTTTAGGCAGCGATTTTAACTTGAACCATCTCTTTGGCTCCGTCTTGGAACACCTTAGCTCCATAGAGATCCCATGAGATATACTGTTTTCCGAGTTGCGCTCCTCCGCCTGTTCCATACGAGTCTTTCACTTCTACCGTGATTTCCTTCTGCATGACGAGAGAGATAGCACCTTTTTTCATAAACAGACAATAATCAATGGATGCGGCATTATGGATATTATTGGAGACATAAATTCTCCATCCCAACCATGAACCGGCAAATCCGTTTCGCAGGGTACTGTCAGCTACGGAAAATCCAGCAACAGCAGATTTCTGTTCAATAAAGGATGCTAGTTCTGGGGTGATAACAGCAATAAAGTCTCCGGCTTCTTTGACATTATTTCCCATCAATGCAGCTCTAGCAGCAGCAAAGATTTCAATAACGTTGGTCGTGGTAGCAGCGATTGAACCGCTTCCAGAACCTCCGGCGAGATCTCCGGCGTCCAGAGTTATTCCAGCACTGGTTACCAATGAAAGAATATAGGTATCAATTTCATCCTGCAAAGCATAGGAACATCTGTCCTGATAAATCTGAGCAGTCGAATACTTATTTTGGATGATTTCCTTGGTAGGAATATATACTGCGGCATCATATTGCCTATTTACAGTAAGGTATTCATCGCAAGGGTTTACATCGTTGATTGTTACACCAACAGCATCTACATAAGCGTTGGCGGTAACGTTCCCGACATAAGGGACATGTACTATATCACCATACTGAAGATCGGATTTGTATTTGGTATTGCAGATTTCTTTGGCGACAAGAGTCTTGTCCAAAGTATCCTGAATATTCTCAGCCCAAATCTCCGGGGTGAAATTTGTTAAACTTTGAGTCATTTCGTTGAATCATCGGCGTCTAGTCAACCTCCTGTTCCTTTTGCAGTTTGTTATATTCTGCTCGCTGATCAGGGGTAAGTTTTTTGTACTCCTCTACAGTCTTAACTTTTGAGAAATCTACTTTAGAACCAGTCGCTGATGATGGTTTACTAATTTTACTTTTCGATTCCTCTTCAACTTTTTTAGCTTCGGACATTGATTTAGCTTTGTCTTGAATCCACGTTTCGTTTTTCCAAGCCTTTAGGATTGAGCCGTTGTATTTAGCATCGGCAATCGCTTTAAGGTCGCTTTCGACTAATTCAGCTTCAGGCTTTTGAGTGTAAAACAGTTCATTGACATCGTCTTTGTCTGTTTTAACTTCCTTGACTTCTTTAGCCTCTCTGCCTTTTTGGGAAAATGCTTTCGCCATTCCTTTCTTTAGGTCAGAGACTGTCTTTTCAAGACGAGCTACTTTGTCGTCAGGTTGTTCACCCTCGGGAGCTTCCTCATCGGCGAAAAGACTTTCTAAGTCCGTTACTTCCTCTGATTCGCTTCCCGCTGGAGGTGTAGTCTTGACTTCCTCCTGTGGGTTTAGGTTTTCTTCGGTCATATTATTAAAGAGTTATTTCTACCCACCAGCCCTTAATTGGACTCAAAATGGATAGGTTTTAACCCTATATTCTGTTTTTAACTTGCTTGATTATTGCGAGAACACCGGAAAGGATTGCATCTCGTTTGCTCATCTCTTCTAGTCTTGCTTGCTGTTCCTTTTTAGAGAGCATGAAGACAGACTTCATGTCTCTGACTTGCATTTGTTCCAGTTCGTCTATGATTCTCTTCTCGGATTTATTGAAATGTTCCATCACGTACCCGTAAGCTGGAGACTTGCGGAAACTATGCATTGCATCTTCGTATTGTTTCTGTTCCTTAGCTTTGGCATCTTTAATAATCTCTTCCTCTTTGGCTACCTTGATGTCCTTTTTAATTTCTTTCATGCGGTTTGATTAGGTTGTGCTACTGGAGCGGGCATCTGCGATGGCTGCATACCTGCCTGCGCTTCCATCTGTCTTTTAATGTCTTCGGGTGCGTCTTTATACGAGATGTTTTCGATTGGTGGTTTTGCTTGTGGTGCTTGTGATTGCTGTATTGCTTGTTGTTCTTCGTCGGAAAGTTCTATGAGTTTCGGACTTACTCCGACAGTATCTGCGATTACGGCTCTTAGTTTAGGGTTTTGTATTTTATCCATCTCAATGAGGGTATTTATCTTGGCGTTAGGGTCAATAGCTTGGTCGGCAACATCAAACTCGGCTATGAAATCAAGGTCTTTTAAGAGTTGTCTGAAAGCCCGTTTAACCTTCTTATCGGATACGTCTATGTATCTGGTCTGTCCCATTGATTGCTGTTCGGCTTTGGATTGGTCTATCTGGATTTGCGCTTCGTCTTGGCTGGTAATTGTAGGGTCTGAATAGGTTGCGCTCTGGGCTAGGAATTGGTCTAACTCTTCGAGGTCATGCTTGTCCCCGTAAATCGCAATGACATCGTTGTTTAAGATATCGTCAATAACATCATCCAGCAGAAAGTCTTGGAATAACCTTTCAAAAAGCCTGGCGGTCTTGTTCTTGATTACAAGGTAAGTGGATTGCTGGGTCTGGTTCTGGGTCATGGCATAGTAAGCGGTCTTATTGGATGTGTCGTTGCCTACAGCTATCGGAGTTACTCCCAGCATGAATCGCATGAATTCAAACAGGTCGTTGGTCATTGCCAGCGTGTCGTTGGTGATTGAGCCGAGATTAAGCCTTTCAAGCGATTCGTCGCTGAATATCTTAACAGCTCCTCCAGTATCAACCCTGTTTAAAAACTCTTGGGTAAGCGCTTCGCCGTCTCTGTCGTCTCTTAGCGATCCGATCTTGTGTACAAGAATCCCTCTTAAAGCCAGGCGGTCAAACTTTCTCTTAAAGTTTCGTTTCTCATTATAATCTTCTTGCCCTGGTCGGCAGATTTCATAACCGCCCATACCAATATAGCGTCCAGGTATTTCAATCAATCTCTGTTCATCATAGGGAAATACTCTTTTAGTCTTTCCATAAATACGAATCTCTCTTTTATTCTTGGTAGCTACTTCGTGCGGAGATACAAACCTATCCATTTCAAGATAAGGAGACCAGTCGTCCGGTCTTTGATGTGTGTCGGGTTTGATGTCGCTTCTGTCAAGATATTTGATGCAGCCCTTGGTTGTTTGTTTTTTTCCGTCAATATCAAATTCATCAACAGCCCAGTATTCTACAAAAGTAAGTTGATTGGTGGTCTTTTTAATCTTATCGTAATAGACTTGAACCTCGTTCCAATTATCATTTTCTCCATATTCAGCTTTAGCTTCCTCGTAAGAATAGAATATCTTTTCAGCCCCGCCTTCTTCTTTGGCTGATTTCATGTTCGGTTTAAAGACGAAGTTTCTAAGATCTACAATAGTGGTTTCGCCGTCTACAACCTTAGTCAGGACGTGTCCCATCTCTACCAGTTCGGTCAATACCTGTCCCTTAGTGTCTTCAAAGTCATTATATTTAAGAAAATGTTTTAATCCCATTTTTAGGATGTCTACCAGTTTGAGCCATTTGCCGTTTAAAGAAGTGAGTGTGAATTCATTGAGTCCTAAACCAGAACCTCTTATAAGAGCCTGGCAGAATCCAAAAACAACGTTGAAGTAAAGTTTCTCTGTTTCGCCGTCTTCAAAATAACGGTTCTCAAATTTACCACTCCTCATCTGGTGGTTCTTTTCTATAATCTCTCTTTGGTTTTCGGTAACGTGGGTACTTATCTGGACTATTCCATCCTGATAAGTGGTTAAAAAGTCTCTGATTTCCATACTATTTGTAGTTGTCGCCCTTATAGTTAATTGCGCCTACCTTGGGCTTATTTAAGTTGAATGATGATAGACCGTAACGGATAGCGTCCATTGAATGAGAAAAGGCGTGTTCCGGTTCATTGAGTATCTTGCCGTCTTTGTCGGTACTCCAAAGATAGTTCCGATACTCTCTAATTATATTGACGCTTCGTTTAGTAACGCTTATGCGTTGGTACTGAACGAACTGTATTCCTTGCCGGACGCTGTCTTGTCCTTTAATGACTGGAATTACATTTATTCCGTATGATTTCAGTTCGTCTATGCTCTTGGGTTCAGCGCTGTCAGCTATGACTAGAGATGTTGGCTGGTTACTAATGATGTCCGCTATCTGTTTGTTGGAAAGTCCCTTCTGGTAAGTAATCTCGTCTAAGATGAATCCGTCATTATATTTGTAAATCGCGACTATGCTTGTAGGATCGTTAGAATATCCAAAGTCTAGTCCATATCGTTCTAGTCTCGCTTCGTGAGGAATCTCGTCTATGATCTGCCAGTCTTTGTATATCTTGCCTTCGACTTCGCCGAGTTGTCCCAGACCATAGACTGCCCACCATCCTTTTCTATTCTTTCGTTGTTCTATGGATTTCTTAGTTTCTTCGTCTAGGGCTTCATTGTCCAGGTAAGTAAGTGTAAGTTCTTCAACATCACTACGGTTGGGTTTTACTTCGGTGTAGTACCAAAACTCATTTGTCGGATTCCAGTCTATGAAAATATACTCTCTGGTTCGCACTTCCAATTCTTCAAAAGCTGAAAAGGAGATGTTGTTGGCTTCGTTTATAAAAAGTCTATCTCTTCTGCCACCTCTCAATTTATCAGCCTGGTCGGCACTAAAGAATTCTATCTGGCTGCCGTTGGGAAATGTGTATGTGTAGTTTGTCCTGTCCCATTGCTTCTCTTTATAAAATCGGTGCGCTTTTAATATATTTAGGAAGTCCCTCATTGCTCCTCTGCGCAGATGAGGAAAGCTTTCAGAAACAACACTGGTGAGGGTAGGGGTAGTGTCTTCTTGGGAAGATACGATCAGGTAGATCAGGATGCTGATTGTTTTACTGGCTGATGTTCCACCCGGTACTGCTCTAATCCTCTTGGTCAGGTTCGCTATCTTTGTTGTCGCTGTCGTTTTTGCGAAGAGCATTTAGAGTGAGTAATTTAATTGGATTATCTTCTGTGTCACCTCCAACTAACGGCTGCTTGGCTTTCCCGAATATTTGTTCAACTACCATCTTGATAATGTCCGGTCTTGTTTCTCCTCTGACTTCAGCTTTGATCTTTTCTATGAGTTCTGTTTCTTCTTCCTCTGTAAAATAATCCCTGAAAGATTTCTTCTTGGGTCTACCTGGTCCACCTTTCCAACCTTCTTTAAAAGTTCCATCCGGGTTTCTTCCTTTTTCATCCATTAATATTGGCTCGCTCATAATATACTTATTAACCAGATTATTCCCACAACAAAGCCACCAATCAAGATTCCCTTAGCCGTGTAATATATCTCTAGTCTTTTTCTGAAATCTCTCAGAGTAATGATTCCAGATTCTACAGCTTTTTCTTTTATTCTCTTGAGGTGATAGTTGTATTTTCCGTCTTTAAATTTGCGTTTCATATTATTATCTTACAATAAATAAAATCGCTATTAAGCCAGCGCCGATTATTCCCCAAAGTATTTGATCCCGGCTTAGGTTTAATCCTTGTATCCTGTTATAAAATAAGATTCCTATAACTATCGCGATTCCTATTAAAATAAATCCGATGATGTAAGGCAAAAGATAATGGAATATGAGCCAGGTTGTTCCAAGAGTTGTGAGGTTTGTTCCAACGTCGATAACCATGTATTTAAATAAATTGGTTTAGAGATTGGGGCTGTGGGTAAGCCCCGTTTATTGGAGGGATTTTTTATAAGGGTCGATGCAGAAGTGACATCTGCCCCAGATTTGCAAGAGGTCTATTTCTCTTTTAGAGTTGGCTTCAAAAAATATGCTGTGGCAGTTATTGCAGACAATCACACAGACTTTTGAATCCTTTACCCAGGAATGACATCGTTTGCAGAAATTGATTTCAATGTCTTCAAACTTATTGACGACGATATGGCGGGTAATTATATCCCCTGATATATCTCGGCAAAATGAACAATGTTTATTCATTTCTAGCCTCCTTTTTTAATGGTGTGGATAACTGCTCTTGACAGATTCTGTCAGTATGATATACTTAGTACACTAAGCAATTAATAGGTATGGGTGAGCCTTAAAATGAAATGCGTATCATCAAATGGATTAAGTGGGCGTATTCTTTCAACGGCAGAGAGGTTATCAGAAAGCACGTTTATTGGTTCTTGCTAGCGGTATTATCTTGGACGTTTGTAATAGAGATATTATGGACTCCGAGTGTATATAGTTTTACTAACCCTGTGTTGGTTCCGGCTGATGCAGAGGCTAGTGAAATCGGGAGTTCTGTTTCTATGGAAGCGGGACAGGTGGGTGAAATCTTAACGGAGAGTAGCCCCCAGCCTGATATTGTTATTAGAAAAATAGCTGAAGGGATGGGATTTACTGAGGCAGATAGGCTGATAAGGCTGGCTGGATGTGAATCTACTTTTAATCCTGCGTGTGGTGAACTGAATAATCCTGACTGTATTAATCCTAAAAATGGGAGCTATGATCGCGGTTGGTTTCAGATTTCAAGGAAATGGCATCCTGAAGTTTCTGATGAATGTGCTTTTGATTTGGAATGTGCTACTGAGGCTTCGATTGATATTTTAAATAGGCTGGGATTTGATGAGTGGTCTTGTAATGTGTAACAAGAAAACCGAGATTAAATCTCTACTGATATTTGTTGCAAAATAATACAGATTGATGTATTCAAAATAATCGTAAGTGGTTATAATCTTTACTTAATTTTAGTATACTTTTTTCTTCTTGTCAAGTACCCCCAATAAAAACAAGGTATAGAGCCGTTAAAACTCTATACCTTTTTTTGTTACATCTTCTTGAAACGATAGAAACCGTTGTGGCTCTGCGCAAGCTGGACGGCGAATCCCCTGACGAGAGGTTCTTCAACCAGCAGACAGACGAACTTTGCTGACTGCAAAAGTTCAAGCTGCATGTTCGTCAGATAGGGAAGAGCGAAGTTGCAGACGCATTGTTTCCCCTCCTCGATTTCCTTGACACACCTGAATATGTCGGTTGTAAAGTAAACCGTTTCATCCAGGTCCAGGTTACAGAAGTTGTAGAGGTACAATTCAGGATTGAATGACTTATGAAAGACTGATTTTCCGTCCTTCATCCTGATGCCGTAATAGGCGACCTTGATTCCTTCGTCGTTCCTGATAGCGAAAGCCACGCAACCTGCCAGCATTGTCT